TAACATCTTCTTCGATGCTATACTCAGGTGAGATTTCTTCCTCTTCAGCAACAACTTCTTCTTCAGAAACAACTTCTTCTTCAGTCTCTTCTTCTACAACAATTTCTTGACCGTCTTCGATTTCGTCTGAAACTGCTTCGGCAGGTGCTGCCTTAGCATTGACGACATCTCTGACTTGCTTCAGAGTTGCTGCAGGATCTGCAAGTTTTGCTGAATCGTCATCGGGACGATAATTTTCGGGAGTAGGTCCGCCGAGATCTTCAACTGGAATGCCAGATGAAGGCATTGGCTCAGCAGGAGCAGCCCCTTTGGTTACTACGTTTTCCATTTCTTGTAAATTGCTACCAACGGACATTTTTTTTTCTGATTACTTGTTATAATCTATATTTATTTATAAATTAAAGATTTGAGAGGAAATTATTCCACAATTGGAGTTTATGCTCCTCAAGTCTTCTTTGGTCAACGAGAGTGTTAATACGTCTCTTCGTTGTTTCTGCGAGTTGCTCACGAAGAATTCCTCCTTCCCAAACCCACTCTTTTCCTTCCATAATTCCTGAAACAAAAGCATCAGGTGCAGAAGGGTCAGCGACAATATCAGCAGCAGTTGCTAACATGAAATCTTCGCCAACAATTTTATGACCCTCATTGGTCATCTTAAGTGAACCAACACCACGAGAAGAAACACCAAGAGTAACTCCCTCACTAATCAGAGAAGAAGCAATCTTACCCATGGGGGTAGAAAGAAGTTGTGCTTTTCCTACAAAGTTGTTTCCTTCTCTGTGGAGATCACAAATCTTGTGAGAAACTCTGTCAAGATTTACAGTAGGTCCATCGGGGTGACCAAGTTCTCCAAGAGCACGTCCTTTTTGGACAAATGCTTCATTGTAACGATTGACTTCTTTCTCCATGATTTGCATGGGATACATTCTACCGTTACGGTTGACTTGCTCTGCTTGCAAGAAAATGCCTTGAATATAGCACTTCTTGTTTACACCCTTGCCTTCGGTAATAAATTCTACCTTGTTAATTTCTTCTGTGATAAGTTTCATTTGTTTATCCAGTAAATCCTACTTTTGCACCAAGAACTGCAGCATCGGAAGCAAAGACACATTGTGTTGGATTTTTTTCCAAATACTCAACTGTTCCTCCTGGCATTGTAAATGATCCAATACCAGTTCCACTCTGAGTTTCAACAACACTGACAACATGTGCTGCAGTATCTGTATTTACTAATCTAACAACAGTTGCTTCTGAAAAACTAGTTGCAGTTCCAGTTGATACTGGTAATGCTACTTCGGCACCTTTACATAAAGTTCTTGCCATTATTCTTGATCCTCTTGAGTATCATCTGCATATTCTTCACCACCGAATAAACCAGAGGCTACAATTGGTCTAGCAGCATCAATTCTTTCGGCAGATTTCGCATACAAAACACCCTTAATAGCATCGGATACTTCTGATGGAGAAGCATCAGTTGCAATCAGGTCGATAATTTTATCCATAAAAAATTAATGTATTATATTTTCTATTTATATCTCTGCTTTTTTGGTGTCCTTTTGCATCTGAGCATCTACTGCAGATGCCTGTGCATTCATATCTGGTTCCATAGGAACTTGACCCATTCCCATACCATCTGCACCCATCGCCATTGGATCTCCTCCCATTTCACCACCAGGTAAAGGTTCTCCCGTAATTGGATCTACTGTTCCAGGAGCTGGGATAATACCTTTGTTAATTTCATCTTCAATCTGCTCATCAATCTCAATGATTTCGGAGTCGGTTTGACGAAGAACTTTCTTTCTTACATATTCGGTAGAGTAATACTTACCAATGTATGGTTCAATAGTTGCAAGATTGCTGAGTCTACCTTGAAGCATTTCTGATTCCTTCAGTTCTGCAAACTGATTGTCATACAAGAAATCATATTGAATATGATCTGCCATAACTTCCCAATCTTCGGGAGTTACAATATTCTTGAGAATCAATTGCGTTCTCAACATGTCGTTAAACATCTGAGAGAATCTCTTTCTCAAACGACCAACAAACTTAGCAAACTTAAGTTCGTCTCTCAGAATCTCAGAAGAACGACCAAGGTTAAAACCACCATCGGCAGCAATTCTTGATTCTGGGACTCCAAGTGATCTATAAAGTTTCTTTTGAAAATACTCAATATCAGCAAGTTCGCCAAGGTTTTGACCACCAGGAAGTGTGGTGATTTCTGTGCCACGACCACCTTCTCTTCTTGGAAGCCAGAAGTCTTCCATCATTGACATAAACTTACGGTCATCGCGGACTTCACCCGTGTTTGCATCATAAGCAAGTTTATTTCTATAGCGAGACATAACCTCTTTGAGGTATTGCTCTGCTTTTACCTTTGGAAGATTACCAACGTCAATATAGAAAATACGACGCTCAGGTGCTCTAGACAAACGATAGATGACAAGAGAGTCTTCAATCATTCTGAGTTGATTGAGTGACTTAATTGCTTTGTGAAGATATGAAAGAACTGATCCCTTATTTCTATCTACTAAACCAGAACTGCAATAAACAATAGAATCTTTTGCAATTTTTACAGATTCTTTTTTATTTCCAGCACCACTAAATGTGCCGCTGCTATAATTTGACTTTGGAGTATATACAAAATACTCCTCAATCTGAGGTTCTAATGAATATGCATCTGTTTGGTTTTTTTGACCAGGGATTTTAATATTAGTTCTTGGATCTTTTTTCTTTTCTTGACGAACGTATTTAATTTTCATTGGGTCAATATATCTCAGGTCTTGGATTCCTGCCTGAGGATTCTTGACATCAATAACTTTGAGATAGTAAACTCTACCATCAACATACCAGTTTCTAAAGATTTCGTGTGCCTTTCTATCGAAATCTAAAATTTCTTTCAGATATTTAAATTCTTCTCTAATTATTTTTTTCAGTTTGTCACTTGCATTGAGATTTGATAATTCAATCTCTACAGGTGAATCATACAGATCACTAACAATTGCCTCATTTACAACATCTTCAATTGCTCCATCACATTCTGGATGAAGTGCCATTTCACGATATCTTTTGATGAGATCGTGTTCGGTTCTATATACTCCTTCAATATCTACATATTGACCATAAAAACCACTCGCAATATAATGGTCAACCCCGTCCTCATTGGTTTGAGGAACGGGGGAAATTACTGAGGGTGGTTTTTGGTTGCCGTCAATAGAAAAACCAAAAAGTCTTGCCATCGTATAATAAGTCTACTTGTTATGGACTATTTAGTTGATGTCTTCGCCGCCTGCATTAGCGCCGCTTCCTTTGATCGCTTCCCACCATTGAACTTGAAGTTCAACAGTGAATTCTTGAATGCCTTGTGCATCGTATGAAAGTTCAATAGGAGCAACCTGAGTTGGGAAAACATCATAGAAATGATACTTTCTCAGAGTGTCACCATTGCGATCAAGTTGATATACATAAGCATCTGCTTGATAAGAAGCAGGATCAGTTGCTCCAGTGTTGTCAGAAACGCGGTTGATTGTATTCATCCACTTTTCGAAAGCGGAGCGAATAGCAAAATCGGTATCATTAATAACCGTGATCGACCAAGTATCAAAGGTTCTGTCGCCAGCAATCTTTAAAACTCTTCCTCTAAAAGGAACTTCAATTGGAGCAACGTTAGATGCTGGAAGATTTGCTGCTTTAACAAGGAATCTTGCCTTGTTTAAAATGTCATTTGCATCAGCAACTCCAACTACAGATGGGAACGAAAGTTCCACTTCAAATAGATTGGAGCGTGCGCCACCACCAGACAGTTTACTCTTGAAGTCAGTAATCTTTCTTAGTGGGGGTGGATTAAGTTGATTTCTAGTTGCCATTGTTTTTTACCTCTAAGTTTGATTAATAATTAAACGTTACCGATTACTTCTTCAAAAGAAACACCAGTTCTAGTAGCAACAAAGGTCAGACCAATGAAGTTAATTGATCTGTTTGGTTTTACATAAACGTCAGCAACAAATTCGTTGTTGTCAATGACAGCAGCGGTATTGTTGGTCTCGTCACAAATGACGACATAATCAAAGATTCCTCTCTTTGCCTGAACATCACGCAGGAAAGGTTCAATGATGTTTACAAAGTTTGTTCTTGTAATCTCATCATTGAATTCGAAGAGTTGATCTCTTGCTGCAGCAGCAATTGCTTTCTCCAGATAGAGGAACAATCTACGAACGTTGATTCTATCGAATGCAGAAGACTTACCGTATCCAGTTTTATCACCGAAAAGGATAATTCCATCTCCAGGTGAGAAGATAACAGGGTTGATTCTGTTAGAATACAATTTGTCTCTCTGAACCTTGCTTGGATTGTATGCAAGTTTTACCGCATTGAGGATTGCTCCTCTTTGAGTTCCTGCAGGAGAGAACCAAGGGAAGTTATTCAGATCGTTTCTAGCGCAAGTTCCAGCAACGTCACCATTCAGAGGAACATAACGGAAAGTGTCGTTGAATCTATCATACATGTATTTGTAACCACTATCAAAGACTGCATAAGTTGATGAAGTGATTGGAGCATAGAAACTGACCAAATTATTGGTAATTGTGGCATCGGAATTGACAGTCACAGATCCAGCAGTTCCATCATTCAAGAATGCAAGTCTATATGGTGAGACGAATGCTAAAGCATCTTGTCTCAGTTCTGCAACTGAAATCAATTTGTTTGCCAGTGCTTGTGCAGTTTCTTTAGCATAGTTTGCTGATCCCATCAAGAGGAAATCAACATCATAGTTGTCAGCGTTCTCAAAGAGATCATAACCCTCTGAAAGTTTTCCAAGGGTTGAGGTTAAAGCACCAGTTTGCTCAAGATCTGCCAATCCATCATAATTATAACCAAGACTCATTGTAAGAGTACTTGCTCCATTAGCGGCAAATGTGATTCCACTTGCATCTTGATCCCAACCAGTATCAGTCTCAAGATTGAAACTTGAGCTGTTTGTGGTGAATCCAACTACAGTCGTTGCAGATGGCTCACTACCACCAAAGACGTATTGGGAATTAATTGCGAGATACTTTCTCCAGTATGAAGTGCTTCCGAGTGAATACTCAGCATCCTTTGCCTTGGAAAGTGATAAATGCTTTTCTAATATAGTTCCAGAGTTGCCAGTTATTTTACCAGCATCATCATATACAACAACGTGAACTTCATCGAATCTTGAACTTCTTGCTTCGGCATATGAAGAAGTTCCAGGTCTATCAGCAAGAGTATTCCAATAAACGGTAGATCCAGTCAGAGAAATGGTTTGCTGATCAAACCAATCTTTTTGTGTAGTATATGTTGTGCTTCCAACTGCGACAGATTGACCTGTAGTGTGAATTGCAACACTTCCAGATGAAGAGAATGCATAAACACCAGATGGTTGATAATCAACTTCGGTTACGGTGCCAGCAGCAGAAACATGTGCTAAGACCTTGACTGAAGCATTAATTCCATCATAGTCAGTAATTATACCTTTCAAATAACCGTCCAAAACGGTTGTTGATCCAGAACCAGGAAGTGTTGCTGATATTGCCTGAGTTACACCGTAACCAACTTGAATAGTTGGAACACCAGATCCAGTTAAGACATTGGAGAGGATTTGATCCGCCTTTGAGTCAATGACTGCAACTTTAATTCCGTTTGCCCAAGAACCAGGGTTTTTTGCAACAAATACTGCGTTTGAAATAGTGTTCTCATCATAACCAAGTTGGTTATAGTGAGTCAAACTCTTGATTTTAATATCAGTAGTTCCAGCACTAACAGCGTTTCTGAGATCGTCATCATCTGCTCTGACGATTCTCATGTTTCCACCATACGCTAAGTATGAGGAAGCAACCATCCAATGCTCATAGTGCTTATCGGTGCTATATGGCTCACCGAATGTATTGAGCAGGTCTGCTTCATTACTAATCAAAATGGGTTCGTCTACTGGTCCCTTTGCAAATGGGGCAACCAGAGCACCTACAGCACCGTTAGTAGCATCTACTCTACCTACGGTAAGGTC